TTAGATCCCACCAAGATAGGCACAGGTGAAGGCGCTCAGGCTTTCGGGCATGGATTGTATGTAGCTGAGAATCCAGACACAGCAAAAATGTATATTCCAGACCGCAGTTATGTGGGAAGACATATGCAAGGCCAACCGATTGAAACTGAGTTTGACGCTAAGTGGATAGCGCAAACAGCAGTTGATGAACATGGTGACAATGCGTTAGAGCATTTGCAAAATGTGTTGAAACAAAGAAGTTACAGCAAGAATCTAGCGCAGAAAAAATCAAACGAACAAGTTAAAGACGCCATTAACATGGTTACTAAGGGGGAGGTTAAGCGCAGCGGTCACTTCTACGAAATAGATGTCCCCGATGAAGACATAGCCAAGATGCTGGATTGGGATAAGCCGTTGAGTGAGCAGAGTGAGCAAGTGCGGGTCGCGATTGATAATATGAGGCAGAAACAAACTGTAGCGCGTGCGCGACTGAATGAAATCGAAAAAGATTACGTTAATATCATTGTCGGCGGTACAGACGAGCAAATTTCGGCCATCAATAAAGAAGCTGCGGCACTTAATAAGATTGTAACCGCTCGCCTGGATATGGATTTGTCGGGCGCTGATTTTTACAGGGGCTTGTCGGCAGAGCGAATTAAAACGAGCGGCGGGCCAGGTTCGCGGGCCGGATATCCTAGAGGCAACGAAGCCACCTCGACCGCCTTAAGCGAAGCCGGCATCCCCGGCATCAAATACTACGATCAAGGAAGCCGAGGAGCCGGAGAAGGCACCCGCAACATGGTGCTATTCGATGACTTAGCCAAACGCGCCAAAGTCCTGAAACGCAATGACGAGGCAATAGCGCAGCCATCAGTAGATTTAAGAAAACGTGACAACATGTGGGAATTATCAAAAATAGAAACTCCTTTAGAGTTGCGCGGGAAGGGGTTAGCTGACGCTGAACTTACAAAAATATTAGAAGAAGCAGATGCGGCAGGCGTACCAATCGGGTTAACTCCATCAACAGCTTTTGGGGCAAATAAAAACAAGTTAACAAAATGGTATAAACGTCATGGGTTTGTACCAAATAAAGGCCGTAATAAAAACTTTTTAACCCGAGAATCAATGATACGTCACCCTAGAAAAATAAATGATAAGCCTATTGGCGGTTTGTTAGGTGCCGGTAATTAAAATCCCATACCGACCCCGCCCACTTCAGGCGGAGGCGCATAACCGGAAACAGCGTTTCGGATTGCTCATTTGCCATCGTCGTTTCGGCAAAACGGTATTCGCCATCAACGAACTCATCAAACATGCCGCTCTCTGCCCTCACACGGCCCCACGTCTCGCGTACATCGCTCCCCTCTACCGTCAGGCCAAGTCTGTAGCCTGGGACATGCTGAAGCATTACAGCCGGGTAATACCAGGGATCCAGTTCAACGAAGCGGAGCTGCGTGCAGACCTTCCCAACGGGGCGAGAATACAGCTATTCGGAGGCGATGCGCCGGACACCCTTCGAGGTCAGGGCTTCGATCTGGTCGTGATGGACGAATACGCGCAGATGTCCGCACGACTATGGCCGGAAGTCGTGAGGCCGGCACTCGCGGACAGAGAAGGCAGGGCGATATTTATCGGGACTCCGATGGGCCATAACGCATTCTTCGAACTGTACGAAACCGCCAAAAACGATGATGACTGGTATGTCCGAATCCACAAGGCCAGTGAGACTGAGTATGTCTCTGCCACCGAGCTGGATGCAGCCCAAAAGGTAATGTCTGAAAGTCAGTACGCCCAGGAGTTTGAGTGTAGTTTCACGGCAGCGGTACAGGGAGCCTATTACGGGCGGCTTTTGGAGGAAGCAGAGCAAGAGCGACGGATCGGGAAAGTGCAACACGACCCCGGATTGCTGGTCGAAACGTGGTGGGATCTGGGAATCGGGGACAGCACCGCAATCTGGTTCGCCCAGAGAAACGGGCCTGAGATACGACTAATCGATTACTACGAAGCCACGGGAGAAGGATTAGCCCACTATGCGAATGTCCTGGAGGAAAAAGCCAGGGCGGGGAAATGGAAATACGACAAGCATGTCTTTCCCCACGATGTGCGCGTGAGAAGCCTCGACACTGGCAGAACCCGAGTCGAAGCCCTGGAAAGCCTTGGGATTGAAGCAGAAATCATGCCGCAGCAAAAAATAGAGGATGGCATCGAGGCCGTTCGAAGACAGCTACCGAATTGCTGGTTTGACGATCTGCATTGTAAACGAGGCATAGATGCGCTCCGGCAATACCGTGCCGAGTACGACGACAAGCGCAGGACATTCAGGCTCAAGCCCGTCCACGATTGGTCATCGCATGCCGCCGATGCGTTTAGGTATGGGTGTTTGTTCACGCCAACAGTCTCAGGATGGGAACCCCTGGAATACTCCAACGCAGGAATAGTCTGATGCAGAGTATGGAGAGACCGTGATAAAAAGGGGACCATTATTTAAGGCGTTGATATTGATTGCGTTATTGTCTGGATGTATCAGCGCCAGCGTTCCCCCCGAGCCGCCGAAGACGATTGACGAATTAGCGGCCCAGCTCGACGAGCACGGGAATCAAAAGGTCAAGTTGTTGTTCGTCCTCAGTGCCAGGACCGGGACGATCAACGAACTAAACAATACGTCCAACCATCAATTCTCTGTCGAAAAGGCCGATTTGACTCGTTTGGTGGCGTTCACCGACCGGCCTGACAGATATGCTTTCGATCTGTCAATACCGATGTTCAAAGCCTTATGGGGCGGCGGGAAGGATAGTTTTGCCATAGATCCTCCCAACGCGGTGCTTGTCGATGACAGCGGGAGAATAGGCATCACGATGTTGACCGGCTTGATTGATGAGCCTGACAACCTGACCCTGAGACTGGACAGAAATGCTTACAGGACGATTGATTCTGGCGAATCCCTGCTAGGAACAGAGCTGCAAAATCCCGTATTAGTCATCGACGCCTCGATCTTGACAGCCGCAGGACTGGCGGGATTGCTCAGGGCAGGGGCGCAAGCGTGCGTTCAGGTCGAGTGCTATTGGGCTTTGGCGGGCGGGTAAATGGAACTAAGCAGAACAAACCCATCCGAGGAATACACCTGGTGCCTGAGCAATTACACTGAGCTGCATCAGGGCGGAAAACTTTTTGATGGCCGCAGCCTAAAAAAATTCATTCGGCTGCTGAATGGCCTAATTAAGACCAATCGATGTGAAACCTTGCTTGACTATGGTAGCGGACAGGGAATGCTGTACGGGCCTCATTTCGCTGTTCTGACGGGCCTTATCGACAAACCCTTGGCCGACTACTGGGGCGTTGACGTCGATCTGTATGAACCTGGGTTGCCAGAGCATGAGTCGCTACCGGACAAGCTATACGATGCGGTGATTTGTACCGATGTGCTGGAGCATATTCCAGAGAGCGATTTGGGATGGGTTATTGATGAAATCCTGGAGCGCAGCAGCAAGTTCGCATTTTTGAATATAGCGACATTCCCTGCGCTTAAAACCTTCAAGGACGGAACAAATGTCCATGTGTCGGTTTTTAGCCCGAATATATGGCTGGATTTGCTCGCGCAAAAAGACAGCAAAACACCCATCTATGTCTATTTTGACGTGATTGACGATAATCGAGTGGCCTATGAAGGATTCAAGGTCGAGGGGAAAAGGACTATGAGGCTAGGCCCACTCAGCCAAGAGCAAACACAATGATCGCCTGGAAGGACGAACTACCTGATGGCCTGATCCGTGACGGCAGTTCCGACACGATGAGCTTCACCCTGGATAGCAGCGGTGAGTGGGAGGAATCCAAAAGCTACCCTACGGTGGGCAGCACGGTGAAGGTCAGTGGTACGATCACCTCGCCGGATGGCACCTGGAATATCAAAGTGAGTTCGAGCCAGGGTTGGAAAAAGGAATATGATAACGTGCCAACGGGCCAGAGCGAGTCTTTTTCGATCAAAACGAATTTTGGCTCTACCAGAGTCACAATAAAAATACGGAAGTTCGGACGACCTCAGCCCATATGGTCAGTGAACGGTGCTGCGGATGAAGGTTTGCAGGGCACCTTCAAGATAGACTACTAATGGCTAAGAAAGCGCCCAATCCATACGTCTATTCAGCCACCCTGGTAAGAATCATTGACGCCGATACATTAGACTGCGATATTGACTTGGGATTTGATGTCTGGATACGCAAACAACGGGTTAGGTTCAGGGGAATCGACACGCCGGAATCCCGGACGCGCAATTTAGAAGAAAAAGCGTTGGGACTTGCGGCGAAAGAACGTGTCAAGGAGCTGATACAGCAGAAATTCATGCTTGAAACGTACAAAGAGCGCGGCAAGTTTGGTCGGATATTGGGCGTTCCGCTGACGGCGGATAACAGAAGCGTGTGCGACGTGTTGATAAAAGAAGGCCACGCACGGGAGTATTTTGGCGGCAAGAAGGTGCCTTGGGTTAAAGAGGATTAAAGATGGCGGGATATAAGTTTGAAAACCCGAATCCCTTTCATTTCGATACAGGGCGTGGAGTATTGGGCCTAGAAATAAATCCTGCGGATTTGAATCTGTTCTACAACGACGAAACAGGATTAGATGCAAGCATCGGAACCAATTTAGAAGGGGTATTTTCAGGGCAGGTTCCCCCTTTCTTTGGCGAAGCGAGGATGCCGTTGCTTGGCGGGACGCTCGGGATAGGCGGGACGTTTCCTGTTGGCGGGTATAGGCCGGAGGGCCAAATCAGCTATCGGGTGCCTCTTGAGGTTCTGGATAAATTAGAAAATCCATTTATCCCGTCAGCCTTAAAAGAAAAGTTAATGAGACCGTTCAGATAATCAAGGAACACCGATGGCAGAGAAATCACAACCTGTATCTGATGATCAAATAGCGGCTATTTGCCGGAGCCAGATCGACGCTTCGGCGGGTTACGCTGGCGGTGAGATCAGCAACGAGCGTGCTGAAGCCCTTGACTACTACTACGGCGAACCCTATGGCGATGAGACCGAAGGCCGATCCCAGATAGTCACCAGGGAGGTCATGGAAACGGTTGAGTGGATATTGCCTTCACTGACGAGAATTTTCACCGATGTCGATAATATGGTTCAGTTCGAGCCGGTCAATGAAGACGATATTGAACAAGCCAAGACCGAAACCGAGGTCTGCAATTACGTTTTCTGGAAACAGAATCGCGGTTTCTATAACACCTACACGATGCTCAAGGATGCGCTGCTATCGAAAACCGGCATCCTAAAAATCTGGTGGGACGATGCCGACGAAGAATCGAAAGAAGAATATGAAGGGCTTGATGAGCTTCAATTGGGCGAGCTATTAAACGATCCGTCTGTCGAGCGGGAAATACTGGAGTTCGAGGAAACACTTGAGGGCTTCAATGTTGTCTTTAAGACGACAAAGCTCCGGGGTCAGATCAGGATCGAGCCAGTGCCGCCAGAGGAATTTGGGATCGCCCGATACGCCAGAAGCCCTTACGTTGAAGATGTCAATTTCTGCTATCACCGAACACAGAAGTCATTTTCCGAACTGATCCAGATGGGCTATGAGCCTGATGTGATCAGAACGCTTCCTTACGATGACGACGTACAAACCGCCGAAGAACTGTCACGACGGAATCAGACAGACGAACAGGAGCCATATGACTTCGCCTCTGAGGAATCCATGCGAATGTACTGGATTTCCGAGTGCTATGTTCGGATTGATCGGGATGGAGACAACATAGCGGAGTTGTTACGAGTGACGCTGGCCGGAGGACATTACACGGCATCCTCGGCACGGTTATTGAGCATAGATGAAGTAGACTTCATGCCGTTTGCTTGCGTGGCTCCCATTTTGATGCCGCACAAGTTCTATGGCATGTCGATGGCTGATTTGACAATGGATCTCCAGAAAATCAAATCTGTCTTGCTTCGATCAATGCTGGATAACACATACCTTGCGAACAATTCCCGAACAGCCGTCAATGACACGAAAGTCAACCTTGACGATCTATTGACGTCGAGACCCGGCGGGATTGTCCGATACAAAGGAGACGGGCCGGGCAGTCAGTACATCATGCCCATTCCGCATAACAATCTGCCGGCTGAAGCCTATGCGATGGTTGAGTATCTTGATGACGTCAGGAAACAACGGACTGGCGTAGGCGATGAGGTCGCAGGACTGAACAAGAACTCCCTGGCAAACGTCAATACAGGCGTGGCGGCGCTGGCATTTGATGCGGCAAGGATGAAAATCGAGTTGATCGCCCGAATCATTGCCGAGGTAGGTTTCAGGGATGTTTTTAGAATCATCCACCAATTGCTTATGACGCACCAAGATCGACAGATGATCGTTA